CACAGTTATCACAATCATAGATTTAATGTTAATATGTTACCCAGACAAAGTGGTAAGACAACCACTGCGGCTTGTTACCTATTATGGTTTGCTATGTTCCATCCAGATCAAACAATATTAATTGCGGCACACAAATACACAGGTGCACAGGAAATTATGCAACGTATCCGTTATGGATATGAACTGTGTCCTAATCATGTTAGAGCAGGTGTTGTAAATTATAATAAAGGATCAATGGAATTTGAAAATGGATCACGTATTGTAAGTGCAACCACAACAGGTAATACAGGTAGAGGTATGTCGATATCTTTACTGTACTGTGATGAGTTTGCATTTGTTAATCCAGGAATAGCAAAAGAATTTTGGACTTCAATATCTCCAACACTAGCAACTGGTGGACGTGCAATTATTACTTCAACTCCTAATTCAGATGAAGATGTTTTTGCAACAATCTGGAGAGAAAGTCAAAACAAATTTGATGAACACGGCAACGAACAGGAACTAGGACAGAATGGTTTCCATGGCTTTACTGCAAGTTGGGACGAACATCCTGACAGGGACGAAAAATGGAAACAAGAAGAACTTGGTCGTATCGGTGAAGAAAGATTTAGACGTGAATACGGTTGTGAATTTTTAGTATTTGACGAAACATTAGTGAACAGTATTATACTATCCACATTAGAAGGTACGCAACCTATTGTGAACATGGGACAAACACGTTGGTACAAAAAAATGGATGCTCAAAAAACTTACGTGATTGCTTTGGATCCTGCTATGGGTACAGGTGGAGACAATGCCGCAATTCAAGTTTTAGAATTACCTACGTTCGAACAAGTAGCAGAATGGAAACACAACACAACAGCGATACCACAACAAATAAGAATATTGAGGGATATAATAAATCACATAAAAGAGGAAACACAGAGCACAGGTTCTAATATCTATTGGAGTGTGGAGAACAACACAATAGGTGAATCAGCACTGCTTGTTATCAACGACTTTGGGGAAGAAAACATACCGGGAATGTTTGTTAGTGAACCTATCAGAAAAGGTCATATTAGAAAATTTAGAAAAGGATTCAACACAACACACAGAACTAAAATTAGTGCCTGTGCTAGATTGAAGTCTATGGTAGAAAAGGGCAAACTAAAAATTAATAGTAAACCATTCATTACTGAATTAAAGGCATTTGTTGCATCAGGATCATCATACAAGGCTAAAACAGGAGAAACAGATGACCTAGTAAGTTCTATGCTTCTAGCCATGCGTATAGTGTCGGTTTTAAAGGATTGGGATCCTAAAGTGTACACGTCATTCAGTCAAGCAGACGAGGACACAGCGGATAGAGTGTACCCATTACCCCTTTTCATTAGTAGCAGTTAGTGATAAATATAAAATATGAACTTACAAGCAATAGGAAAAGACCTTTTTAACAAGATCAGAGGACGATTCCCTGGTGTCACCATAGGTGATTCAACGGGTAAAATTACCAATAAACCAGAGGATGCAAGGTTTTTTGACTTCGAATTCAAAGAAGGTGGAAACGTGCTAGGAAAGGTAAGTATTAGTATAAGCGAAGAAGATGGCTTGGTTGTACTGCATAATAAGGACATGGTTGAAGGCGCAGATGACGGTGTCAAAACGAGTTGGTATAACTTTTTAAAGGAAATGGGTCAATTCGCAAAAGCAAGAGTGCTTTCATTCGATACAAGAGATATCACAAAAAGCAATCTTGAAAAAAGAGACTATGAGTTTTTAGGTCAAGGGAAAGAGGTAGATACAATGAGTGAATCAAACTTATTTGGAACAACAAAAACAAGTTTCCAATCAATAGGAGAAGCGAGACTTGTAATAAAACATTCAGCACCCGTAGACCAATCAGTTGCAGGCGGACGCACACACAAAATAGAATCAATTTTTATTGAATCTCCAGAAGGCGAAAGATTCAAGTATCCAATCAAACATTTAAATGGTGCAAGAGCGATGGCACGTCACGTAAGTGAAGGTGGTAAACCATATGACTCATTTGGAAAACACATAACAGGTTTAAGTGAAGAATTAAGCAAATTAAAATCTTTCAAAACTTACATAAATCGTTCAAACGTTATGGCAGAAGGTTTAAAAGAATATCAAGGTATAGTTGATGAAAGAATAGATTCAATTAAAATTGAATGCGTAAAATTACAAAGATCGTCAAACTACAAAGAAAATTTAGAAAGTTTCAAAGAATCAGATTCAATAGAAGTTCCAGAAGATATCAAGAAAAACTGGATAGATGAATTAACAATCAAAACTTTCAAAGAAGAATTACAAGATGTATTTCCTTACATTTACAAATTAGTAACAGAAAAAACAGCAATACAAGATTTAGAACCAGAATCATTTGAAGCACATGGTTATCAAGGTGGCACAGAAGCAAGAAGATATGAATACGATCTTGCTGGTGACTATTCACCTGAAGAGCCAGTTTCCGAAAAAGATGCTGAACAGGTAAAAGAACTTTTACAAAAAGCAGGTATTAATGCAGATGTACAATCAAGAGAAGACAGATACCAAGGTATAGTAATTCACACAGATGCAGGAAAAGAAGAAGTTGAAAAAGTTTTAGGTGGAATGATTGAAACTATGGGACAAGTGTTTGGTGATTTCGAAGACGCAATGGAACAAATAGTAGATGAAGGCAATGCTTTATTTTCTCAAGATCCAGAAGAACAAAAAGAAGCGGTAGAAAAATTAAATCAAATGATGCAGAAACATTTTCCTGTTGGAGTGAACGGTACAAATGGTATTGAAAGCATTCAAGGAATAATAGACGATGAAGAATTCAACAATGCAATAGAAAAAGCGGCAGAAGAAAACAGTGATCTGTGTATGCGTCCAATGATTATGGATTATGTAATGTCAAAAGATCCACAACTTGCATCAAGACTAGACACAGGAGACATGAAGAAAGAAAGTGCTCCAATCACATTTGAAGATATCAAACCATATGTTTCAATGTACAAAGGTGACGATGGCAAAATGGTTTATGACGTGTTAGACAAAGATGAGAAATCTGTTTTCAAAACAAATAAAGCCGAAGATGCAATGAAGTATTTGAAAAAGAATTTTGACAAATTAAGATACGGTTCAGAAGATCACAGCGACGATGAAAAGGCACAACAAGCCTACAAAGTTGCTAGAGATCAAGGTGAAACTGAAGAAAACAAACCAGAAGTTCCAAATGCAACACCAGAAATGGTTGAAGAATTTATCAAAAGTTTCTTTGACTACACATCAAATAAATTTCCAAAAGGTGAAACTGCAATCCTGACTGCTGTTGAGAAAAAATTTGGAGAAGACCTAATAGGCTCTGCACAGGAGACTATCCACAAGATGACAGCCGGCAACGACCAAGAAATAGAAAAAATTAAAAAATTGGCAGGCGTCAAGTAATTAATCTTACCATTTCCGATTGACTAAATAGTTTTGTTAGTATATAACTTGACAAGTATGCTTGTTTGTGCTATATTAACAATAAGGCACATAATAATAAAAGGCAATATAGGAGGCTAAACATTATGGCAACACTAGCGGAAATAAGAGCGAAACTGAAAGATCAAGAAGTTAAATCAGGTGGCTCTTCAAGAACAGGCGGAGACAACGCCATTTATCCATTCTGGAATCTAAAAGAGGGAGAGCAGGCAACTGTACGATTCCTGCCAGATGGCGATAAAAACAACACTTTTTTCTGGAAAGAACGTTTGATGATCAAACTACCTTTCGCGGGTATAAAAGGTGACACGGATTCAAGACCAGTACAAGTTCAGGTACCATGTATGGAAATGTATGGACAAACTTGTCCAATACTATCTGAAGTCAGAGGTTGGTTTAAAGATCCTAAGTTAGAGGACATGGGAAGAAAATATTGGAAGAAAAGAAGTTACATCTTCCAAGGTTTTGTAAAAGATGATCCACTAAACGAAGAAAATACTCCAGAGAATCCAGTAAGAAGATTTATTATTGGTCCACAAATATTCCAAATAATTAAAGGAGCATTGATGGATCCAGATATGGAAGATCTTCCAACTGATTCTACAAATGGTGTAGACTTCAGAATAATCAAAACAAGTAAAGGCGGATACGCAGACTACTCAACATCTACTTGGTCTAGAAAATCAAGACCGTTATCAGAAGAAGAGAATAAAGCGATTGAAACTAATGGTCTATTTGACCTAAGTGGTTTCCTTCCTAAACAACCTTCAGAAGTTGACGTTAAGGTAATCAAGGAAATGTTTGATGCATCTGTTGATGGCGAAGCATACGACCAAGAAAAATTTGGTTCGTACTTCAGACCAGCAGGTATTAGTGCAAGAACAGGTGATCCAGTAACTCCGAAAGCAGAAACTCCTGCTCCGGAAGTGAAAACAACACCAGTTGCTGAATCTAAACCAGCAGAGGCGACTGCGGCTACAACTGATGATAAATCAGGAAGTAAGGCTGAAGACATCTTGGCGATGATTAGAGCACGACAACAAAAGTAAAGCACATTGGGGGTCCTGTTCGCAGGATCCCCTAACAAAGGGAAAATAAAATGGTAAAGGCATTCGACGTAAGTAAATTTAGAAAGACACTAACTAAATCCATTACTGGTATGAGTTCTGGATTTCATGATCCAACAGATTGGATTTCAACAGGAAATTATGCACTCAACTATCTAGTGAGTGGAGACTTCAACAAAGGTATACCTCTAGGCAAAGTAACTGTATTTGCAGGCGAGTCTGGTTCAGGTAAATCTTATATCTGTGCAGGTAATATTGTAAAAGCGGCACAGGATCAAGGTATATTTGTTGTACTAATTGATTCTGAAAACGCATTAGACGAGCAATGGTTAACAGCATTAGATGTTGATACAGATGAGAAAAAATTATTGAAACTTAATATGTCCATGATAGATGATGTTGCAAAGACAGTATCGACTTTCATGCAAGACTACAAGGCTATGCCAGAAGAAGAAAGACCAAAAGTATTATTTGTTATTGATTCTTTAGGTATGTTATTAACTCCAACAGATGTTGATCAGTTTACAAAAGGTGATATGAAAGGTGACATGGGTAGAAAACCTAAGGCACTAACGGCACTTGTAAGAAACACAGTTAATATGTTTGGTAGTCATAACGTAGGTCTTGTTGCAACTAACCACACATATGCATCACAAGATATGTTTGATCCAGATGATAAGATATCAGGTGGACAAGGTTTTATCTATGCATCAAGTATTGTGGTTGCAATGCGTAAATTAAAATTAAAAGAAGACGAAGATGGTAACAAAACAACTGACGTAAAAGGTATAAGAGCGGCTTGTAAAGTTATGAAAACAAGATATGCAAAACCTTTTGAAGGTGTACAAGTTAAGATTCCATATGAAACTGGAATGAATCCTTACTCAGGACTTGTAGATTTGTTTGAGAAAAAAGGCATCTTAAGTAAAGATGGTAACAGACTTAAATATGTTGATTCAAAAGGGACTGAAATCAAAGAATATAGAAAAGTTTGGGAGTCTGGTGGAGAACTACTAGACAACATAATGAAAGATTTCAACAATTTAATTACTGTTGAAGAACAAACAACTACAAAAGAAGAGGAGTAAGATGTTATCAGGATCACAGATTGTAGAACTTTGGAATTTTTTCAAAGAATACATGGATCGTAAACAACCGATGGATTTGATTGCAGAAAAGTTTGTAGACTTACTTGCTGACCATGGCGTCGAAGACGAGGATTTAAAAGACGCCTTAGGTGCAGATGACGAATTGGACAAGGCAATACAATACTTTTTAGATATCGGTGGCGAAGAAGAGGATTATTAATGGCTGGATGGTATCAGAAAATTGCAAGAGATATTAGTGCAATACCAGAAGCAATAAAACATTATGAGGCAGAACTTGACTCTGCAAGAACAGAATGCAGGATCAGAGGTAATGTTGAGAAGGCTTCTGCCGATATGCCAGGCATAGTTGAACAGAGATTCAATCAATTACAAGAAATAGAAGCAATTTTGCAGTACATGAATATAGAATTGCGTAGATTAAGAAGCAAACACTTCAAAAAATATTTAGAAAATTATCAAAGAGCACTATCCAGCAGAGACGTAGAAAAATATGTCGATGGTGAGGCAGATGTTGTTGATTATGAAAAAATAATTAATGAATTTGCACTTTTAAGAAATAAATGGTTAGGTATCACTAAAGGACTTGACCAAAAACAATGGCAAATCACAAACATTGTTAAATTAAGAGTTGCTGGTATGGAAGACGCTTCTATATAAGCACTACCTAAAAACACATCCAATAAATATTAAAAATGAATATTCCTACCTACGTAATAACCATGATTGGAGAAGGCATTAGCGAAATGTTGGCCCAAGAGTGTATAGATTCCGCAAATAAATTTGGCATTCAACCAGAAATTTTTCCTGCTACTTGGGGTGACGACGTAGATAAACATTTCAGTGAGCAAGACTTGAAAGTTTTCAAAAAAGGACAAAGTAGAAAAGAAATTAATCCAGGTTTGAAAGGTTGTTTGCTATCTCACTATAGATTATGGAAGAAATGTATAGCAAGTGCCAAACCTATGATGATATTTGAGCATGATAATTTTGTTTTACGTGAAATTCCAGAAAATTTAATGAATACATTTGAAGATGTACTACATTTAGACTTTGCAAGTAGAAACGTAGTAAATTATGAAGATCATACAAAAACTTATCATGGTGACGGTGTAAAACAGTGGCGTCCTGTCTTGCCAAGATTGTCGGGACACGAACTTTACAACAAAACTCACATAAAAGGATCACACGCATACATCATTAAACCCTTAGGTGCCACAAAAATGGTGGACTGGGTTTGGAACGTTGGTGCTATGAGTCCTGATTTAGCAATGAACAGCACTGCCATAGATTTACGTTACACATTGACTTCTTTTTGTAGAATAAATCCTAGGTATTGGATGGAAAGTAAAAAAAGAAGTAAAAATAGTTTTTGTAGACCTAAGAGATATAAAAATGACGTTTGATAAATTACCTATTGAAGGCGACTTGCCAGTAAACAAACAAAATATCATCTATTTTAGTTGCAATCCAAAATATTGGGTCGAGTATGGACAATACTTGGCAAAAAGTACCTTGTATTATAATCATCATCAAGTTCATGTACACGTTCACATCATGTATGAACAAGAAGAACACAATCCAAAAAATTATATTTCCGATCCCGGCATCACATATACATTTGAAAGACATCCTAAAGATTTCTATGATCAGTTTAGGTTAGATACTAAAAATTCCTTGTTTGCTCGTGGTATGGAAATTTGTAATACCAGACAACACGAAGAGTTAAAGCAGAAAATTTATTGGTCTAGCCGTAGATTCATGATAATGGACAAATTGTTTGGCACACATCAACACGTTTTACAATTAGACGCAGATGGACTGTGTAGAGTAACATTTGCTTTACATCATTATCAAAGAATTACAAAAACACCTAGTGCCATGCGTAAACCAAAGGAAAGAACCGTTTACATCGCGAGTTGTTTATCTCCTGGTATAGGACAAGAAGGTGATAGATTCAAACAGCACCTAGCACAACAGATGACAATGGCTTTTCAAAGACCAATTTATTGGTTTGTTGACCAACACGTGCTGAAACAAATTTTTGATGCTTGGGATGGCACACCTATACACGAAATTCCATATGCATGGAACAGTTGGGGACTAAAATCAGGTGGAGAAATTTTCAGCACAGCCAAAGGCACTAAAAAATACGGAACAAGATATAAAAATTTAAAATACAATTGGTTTACAGATAAACAAAAACTAAAATTTCATAAAGACAAAAGGAAAAAACATGGAAAATCCTAAAGGTTACATAATCTATCTGCCTAATCATCCTTATTCTGTGCAATGGGCCAACGAAGCACTTGCATCAGGACGTGCTCTTGGTTGGAACTTGGAACTTTACCCCGGAATAGACGGACGCACAACAACTATTGCAGAACACAAATTAAAATTTTATACAAGAAGCAAAAAAAGTTTAAGACTTATTGAAAGACCAGGCACGTTAGGTTGTTTCTTAAGTCAATATTCGTTATGGTATAAATGTTTAAAAGAGCAAAAACCTATTTGCATATTTGAACATGATGTTTTGTTTAAAAAACCTTTTTCATTGCAAGATGAGTTTGATGATGTATTGAAATTTCAAGGATTTACTCCTGCGAAGAAAAATGTCATCGGACAATGGTGGGAAGGTGCAAGAGCATATCTTTTAAAACCAGCAGGTGCAGTAAAACTTGTACAATGGGTAAAACAGAATGGCGCCATTCCAGCAGATTGGGCCTTGAATGCATCTATTTTAGATGTAAAATTTGACAAGGGCAACCAAGTATCATTTTCACAAAAAAGATTTAGTTTCACAAAGGATTTAAAATGAAAAGATTAATATTTCAAGTAAGTGTGGGTAAACCTAGCAAGTTATATCAAACTTGTATCAACAGTGTTGCAGAATATTGTAAAAAATATGCAATAGATCACATAGTTTTAACAGAACCGAAACTAAAGATAAGACCAGATCCTTCTAGAACAGGTAGAAGTTTACAAGCAGTGGAAAAATTAGGTTATATGCCTATCTACGAGAAAGAAAATGCTTTTGAATATTTCGATAGATATGATCAGATCGCCATAGTGGACAGTGACATATACATAAAATCAACTGCACCTGATATATTTTTAGACTTATCACAAGATTATGACTTCGGTGGTGTTGTTGAAAGAGAACTACCACTAAATCACAAATACAAGAATAAAATTACAAAATATTCAAGAAGTGCTTTCACTAATCTAAAAGATGTTGACTGGCGTTGGAACAATTTAGGTGCAGAATTTTACAACATGGGACTGATGGTGATGAATAAATCATTCGCTAAATATTTGAACGGACAAACACCTAAGGAATTTATTACCAGACCAGAATTTAAAGATTTTGTTGATGGTGTTGGTTTTTTTAAATGGAGCACAGATCAGATGTTGCTGAACTGGTTTGTTAAGAAAGAAAAAATGAAATGCAAAAACATGGACTGGCGTTGGAATTCATTGTATACCGCAGTTGAAAAACATAAACAGAAAGAAAGTTACTTTGTCCACTTCTTTTTAAGAGATCACTTACCACAGCGTGGTGAAAACATCGAGGAGATATTGAAAAAAATATGAAAAATATAATTTTACAACATTGGACAGGAGAACTAGGTCCTCTAGAATTGGCATCTAAAGCAAATATGGAAAAATACGCCAAACAATGTGGCGCTGAATATGAATTAATTCTAGGCAATCAGTTTCATCCAAAATTACATGGATGTTATCAAAAATTAATTATGTTGGACAAAAGATTTGACAAATATCAAGATACGTTAATGGTAGATTTAGATATGTTTGTAGTAAAAGATGTGAAAGATAATGTATTCGATGTGCCAGGGGTTGGATTAAATTCAAAAGTACAAAAAGATATTTTTAAGGCTATGTGTAAAGGTAAAAAATACAGATCAGTGACAGACAGAAATGGTCCTTTCTGGGGTGGAGCATTTTGGAAGTTTACCAATGATCAACGAAAACAATTAAGAAAATTTATAGTGGATAAGGAACTGAAAATATTTAATAAAAACTTTAATGATGAGGGAGCAATTCACAGATTAGCAACTCTAGCCGGCTTAAAACAAATAGATGTGCCAGAAGAATGGTGTTGGGGAAATTGTTTTCCTGGATATGAAAAAGCAAAAATGATACATATCAGACACAAGTTCAAATACGTAGGACCAAAAGTTCCTAAATTAGAAGTTTTTGAAGCACTGAAAAAAGAAGGAATTTTCGAATAATCATTTGTGCCGACGATGACAAATAGTGGCACATAAATATTTGCCTACAAGGAGTTATAATGAAAATATTAGTCACAGGCGCTACCGGATACATTGGTGCTCACTATGTTAAGGTTGCGGCGGACCATGGACATGAAGTAGTTGCCACTGATTTTAATTTAAATCAAAACAATATAGAAAAATATTCATCCAAAATTATAGATTGGGACTTCCGTAAACCTTCTCCAATGAAGATGTCGTTTGACAAAGTAGTGCATATTGGAGCAATGGGTTCCGTTCCTTTATCAATGAAAGATCCTTGGTTATATTATGAAACAAATGTAGTTGGTACAAAAAATGTAATTGACTTTGCTGAATGTGATCACTTTGTTTATTGTTCTACTGGTTCGGCATTTGATCCTGCCGCATCACCGTATGCTACTACAAAATACGGTGGCGAATTGCTTACAAAACAGTTTAAAGAGAATCACAGTCTTGTTCGATTCTATAATGTGTGTGGTAACAACGGATTCAATAAATTTGATGACAAATATTCTCACCTGATAAGAAAAGCCGCGGCAGTGGCTAACGGTAAGTTTGATACATTGGAAATCTTTGGCACTGATTATGATACTAGAGATGGAACTTGTATTAGGAATTATACTCATGTTACAGATATTGTTGATTCTTTACAAAAGATAGTAGAAAATAAACCAACTGGAGTCATTGATTGTCTTGGATCACCAGAGGGCGTAAGTGTAAGGGAAGTTATCGATACAATGTGTAACGTATCAAAGAAAAACCTACACATCGTCGAAAAAGAAAGACGACTAGGTGACATACCTGTATCAACTGTGCCAGATAAATCAATTCACTTTAAGCAAACTAAATCAGTTGCTGATATGTGTATCGATGCTCTGGAGCATGAAGTATGACGTTATGGGAAAGTATGTTGGTAGACATTCGGTCTGAATTTCAAAATAAGAAAAAATTCTTACAGCATAAAACTATTTCTAAAACAATCAGTCCAAATCAAAGAAAGAATACATTAATCCATTTGGATTACGTCAAGAAAAACGAATATTTTTCCAATGAAGTATTGCCTAAAGTTTTAGATTCAACAGTCGGTGGCCCAAAACTATTCCGAGGAGTTAGTCAAGGAACTGCTCAACATTGTCATTACTTAATGGTGATGCTGGAACATCTTGGTTTAAAGATTACAGACTTTAATCACATATCTGATATCGGTGGCGGGTATGGTAATTTTTATAGAATGGCAAAGTTATTGGGATATAAAGGAAATTTTGATATAGCCGATTTTCCAATCATGCATGAAATACAAGAATATTATATAAAGCAACACAGTCTTGATCTCCCAAATTTTATTGGCATCAGCGATTTAAATCCAATTAGTAAAAGTATTCTTTTTGGGTTCCATAGCATCAATGAAATGCCTCTTTCTGATAGAGATATACTTGAAAAAAAGTATTATCTATATGACCATGTAATGATACTTTACAATAGTGAATTTGACGGTATTAACAACTTTGAATATTTCAGTAGTTTAAAAGAACGCATGAGCAAAAATTTTACAGTGAATATAATTCAAGCACCATTGAAATCTAATGGCGCTTTTCTAATAGCATCTAAAAAAGAGGTATAAGTTTTGGAAACACGAAACCCAATCGATTTATTAACTCACAAACGGTTTGACGTGGTTATAAAATATCTGTATGCGTCCAATTTATCAAGTGGATTTTTTAAAAATGCTTACAAAGAACATCTTGGCATTTGGAATGGTTTCACAGAAGATAAGCGAAAAAAGAGTACGTTTGAAGATTTTGATAATTCATTTATATCGATGATTAACAACAATGTCGATGAGCCAGTTCCAGTAAATCCTGAAGGACATCTCGCCAATGGTGCTCACAGATTAGCCGCCGCGTTATATCGTCAAAGACCTATTAATATCAGAAGTACAACTAAAAAAGAAAATTATCCTATCGAAGCCGATTATAAAGTGTTTCTAAGAAAAGGGTTACAAAAGCATATCTTAGGAAGGACTGCATTAGAGTATGCAAAACTTAAACCTAACACTCATGTCATATGTTTGTTTCCCATCGCTCATACACGCATGGATGAAGTAATGAATATAATTGAGAAACATTCTAATATATTTTACACGTCATCGGAAGGATTAACCGCACCAGGACAAATTGGTTTAATTAAAGAAATATATCTTTCTGAGGGCTGGGTCAGTGAAAAAGGAATAAGAAAAAAATGTCAGCAGTGTTTTAGGGGAATGGCTCAAGTAACATTTGTGTTGATAGATGCAAAAAATCTTGAAACTGTTAAAGAAATGAAAAAGGAGATAAGAGCATTATTCAAAGTTGGTAACCATTCTGTTCACATTAATGACTATCATGTAGACACGGTTCGAATTGCAAAAACAGTATTCAATGACAATAGCATACATTTTCTTAATAAAAGAAGAGACGTATTGTTTCCTAATTACAAAAAATTGATGAGTGGTAAAAAGCCAGATGATAATACAATTATTACTGGTTCGACTGTGTTATCGCTATACGGTTTGAGAGATTGTAAAGATGTAGATCTCATTTATTTCAATAATCCACCTGTTGACTCTCATAATCAATATTTGGGCAACCTCTATAAATTAACTTTAGATGCCATTTTTAACAATCCAAAGTATCATCTATATTACAATGGATTACAATATGTGTCTCTAGATGTAATTAAAAATATGAAGAAAATGAGAAATGAACCAAAAGATGTGATAGACGTAAAATTAGCAGAGGAAATAAAATGAAAAATTTAATTTATCAAGTATGGGCTGGTGACATGAGACCTGGTTGTCGGTACAGTGAAAAACTTTTTAGACAATATGCACAAAGAGTCGGAGCAGATTACAGATTAGATATAAGTCCAAACATTGCCAGCAAGTATGTTAAAGGTAAAAACGGTATGTATTTTGAATGGTTAAATCCTATGTTAGATGATTCATTTTTAGAATACGATAAAGTCTGTGTAATAGATTTAGATGTTTTTCCAGTTGAGAACTTGAATACAAATATTTTTGACGAGCCAATCAAAGACTTTGGCATCTGCACAGAACCTTTCCAAGGCAAGTATCGCGAATCTACAACTATAGGTAAAAACATAAACAAGAAGAGTGATGAACGTTGGGGTCAAGCAGTCAAATCAAAATACGGTGCAACTATGCCTAGAGATGCCGACGGTCATCTCAAAGTATATAATGCTGGTATGGTGATGTTCACAAAGAAAGGAATGCATCTTGCTCGAGAAAAATTTGTACCTTTTAAAGAATATAT